GCTGGGTCCAACCACATACACGAATTCAACGTCAAAGAGATCCAGCGGGTGCTCAACGGCATCGAGCACTGCCGAAATGGAAGGCACCGGCTCCAGCAGCGTGAAGCTGTAAGTGTCGCCGGCCACACCATCCTGGGCCGGGAAGGTGATAGTCCCCCCCGTTGAGCCCACGGCAATGGCGCCGTCCACCGGGATGGTCCGCACCGGACCCCAGGCGTCGCCGCCGTCCAGGGTGAGTTGATAGGTGCCGACGTTGCGGCCGCCTGCACCGATAATCTTGAAGATCACATCACCGGCCGCCTTGATCGTCCCGGCCACGGTGATATCCGGCCCGGTGCCCACATGGCTTACCGGCCCGATTTCGGCCCGCACCGTGAAGGTGTAAGTGTCGGCGGCAACGTGGACTCCGGCTTCCAGCACCAGGGTGGTGCCGGTGGCGGCAATGGCGATCTGGCCGTTTGCCGGTGTCGCCTCCGTAGCGCCAAAAGTAGCCCCGCCGTCCAGGGAGAGCTGGTAGGTTGCAACCCCCAGAACGCCGCCGACAACAATCTCCACCACCGCCTCGGCGTTACCCGAGGAGATTCCGGAAGTTACTCCTTCCGGTCCTGTGCCGGCGTGAACCACCGGGGTGATATAGCCCCCGGCAAGACCTGCCACCGGCACCGCGATGACCACCGGATTCTGACCGCCGGTGGCGAACACGTCCCGCAGCCGATCGACCAGGGGGCCTACCCCGAGCAATCCTTCGAGGTCCGATGACTTGCCCAGCAGATACCCCTTGCCAGCCTGGCCGGTAGAACAGACCCCGGCCACGATACAGGTGCCGTCAACGCCGCCCGGCGCCAAGCCGGACACGCCGTCCACCAGATATTCCAATACGTCGCCCATGAGAAAAACCTCCGCTGATTATTTGTTGCTCTTCGTTTCAGGCCACAATCCCGCCGCCGCCCTGACGCCGGACCCGGAAGGCGGCCAAGGCCTTGGCGAATACCGAGGGGGCGAGATACTTGCCCTCGGCCCAGCCCGCAGCCCGCATCAGTCCGGCCAGCTCCCAGGGTTTGATCGCTGCCGCTGCCGCCAACTCCGTTACCGACTGCAGCACTTCGACCGGTTCCTTTTTTCTGGCGGCCGGTGATTCGCTCATCGTCGCCATGAGCGAACTGGCGGCGGCACTTCCCTTATCTGTTTCCTTCCCGGGGCCGTTCTCTTTTCCTGCCATGATGGCTACCTCCTTATGCGACGGACACGCCGTCTTTGATGTTAATATCGGTGATCAGCGGTACCTGGTCATCGCGGTACAGTCCGCCCGCGAAGGTGATCCAGACCGGGATCGAGCGCTTGACAAACACCTCGACCAGCTTGCTCTCGAAGCCCCCACGCTCTGCGCGGTATGGTCGCACCGTCACCAGATTGCCGCCGGCATCGGCGATCTTGCCCGGCAACCCGACGATAAAATCCTTAAAAAATTGCTCCAGCCACGCCTCGTTGTCGGCGCGGATTTCCGCCCGCACCTGCAGGCTGAAATCATGGGTCCGCCAACGGTGGGTGACATGGGTGGCCGGATTTATCCCGAGCAGCCTTGCAAAATGCCTGGGCCGCCGCTTGATATCCTGGGGCATCATCTCGATCTCCAGGCGCGGCATGGGCAACAGGGCACTTTGCTGGGCAGGCTTGTCCATGATGCTCGCGGCTGGCATGCCCGCTGCGATCGCGGCCGTGGTGATGATCTGCTTGGCCAGCGTTCTCACTTGCCAAACCCCGCCAGCATGAACTCAGCCACCACCGCCTGCGCCTCGTCCTGATCATTTTTGTTAAAGCCGATCGAAGGGCCGGGCCGGGATCGGTCACCTGTTTAACAAAANNATTGGCGCCGCCCAGNCCGGGAAACTTCAGGAACTTGCCCTTGGCTTTAANTTCCGCGCCACCCTGGTGGGTGGAGGCATATTCAGCGTTGGTGCCCCAGGCCACGGTAATCCGGGGTGNCNTCACTAGCCGATGGAGTTCTTGAGCCGCCCCTTGTCGGTCAAGGTCTGACCGCCTTCCTCCTCGGCCCGGCGTGATTTCGCCCAGCTCTCGCCGTCCGGGCCTTCTTCGTCCCGGAAGCGTTGCTTTGTGGAAGCGACCATCGCCTCGCCGAGGTTGGCGGCCAACTGCTGCCGGTCGGCAAAATGGACCAGGGCTCCGGCCATGCCGCGCTGGAACTGCTTGGTGTCCAAGGTGAAGGATGCACCGGCCATCAGAATCTCTCTAAATCGAACAATTTATCCGGCGCGCTCACCATGATCCCGCCCGGGCTGACCTCGACCGCGCCCAGCAGGGTCAGACCGAGGTCGATCTTTCCCTCCCGGATCAGATCCAGATCCTTGCGCGCCTGCTTGACCATGTCCTGGATGTAGAGGAACTGGTTGTCGCTGCCGGCGTCGGTGTCCATCAGTGAAGTGATGGCCCCCAGGGACCGGTAGCAGACAAGCACCGCCGCGATCCGCCGGATGGTGCCGGGCACCGTGGTCAGCGGAAGGACATACCGGGGCCGCAGAACATCGTCGATCTCCTGCGAGACCGAGGCGATGTTCTTATTCAGCAGCCCCGGATGCAGCTCTTCCAGCTTGTCCAGGTAGGCCTGCAACACAAATTCGGCGAGATCAGCGGCGGCGCAGTACATGGCTTAGCTCACCACCGCAGCCTTGCAGATCCCCTTGACGTTGGGGATCGGGAAGGGCTTGGCTTCGGCGACCAGCTTATAGCCGCTGGGATCAGCGGTCAAAATCGGCTTGACCAGCATGGGCATGGGCTGCAGGTTGCCGTCCAGATCGTCCAGGGCGCAGTAGGGCGCGAAATGCCCGGCGTCGGTGGCGATCATCTTCAGATCCTTGGCCCCGACCACTGCGGTCATTACCTTGGTCTGAGGGTTGCGGTACAGCTCGCTGCGCCGCTTGATCAGGTAGCCGCCGATATTGATCCCCTGGTCGGTAAGCTCTACCCGGATCTTGGCGGTGGACTTGTGCTCCTCGATCAGAGCAAAGAGCTGCCCATAAGCGGTCTTACCGGCCCAGATCTCCACGGTGCCGCCATAGCCCTGTTCCTGGAGCTTTTCTTCCATGGCGGTCAGGGTGTCGAATACGTCCTTGATCTTGGCGCCCACCGCGCTCCAGAGTACATCCGGAACAACCGAGAGGACCGCGCCGAAATCGACCTCGTAGTTCTCAAAGCCGCCGCCCTCCAACTGCACCGGCCATAAAATCTTGCCGTCCAGGGCCTGGGCGCAGAGGGCCTCCGTGGTCAGCCGCACGCCACGGCGCAGCAGGTCGGTTTTACCCTGAGCCCAGNCCTCGCGGCTGGATTGTCCCAGCAACTTGAGGTTGTTGAGATCCACCCCGGAGACCTGGCTGTTGGGCCGGACCGGGAAGGGCTCGTAAAAGGCGGTGACACCACTCTCCCGGGTAGCCGGGATCGAGGGAGCGCCGCGCCGCACCATGGGCAGGGCATGCACCACCGGAGTGAGCATGTCCGCGCCGATCATGGCCAGCGGGTGCTGCGGGCGGTGAGCGAAGATGGTGTCCATCACCGGTGTTTTCAGCACCGGCAGAGCCTTGAGATAGCGCGCCACGGTGGCGGGGTTAAAAAGGTTGCGAATGTCCAGCATGATTGTGTCCTCGTTGTTGAGTTTTTTTAGCTCTCAGCTCTCAGCTTTCAGCTATCGGCCGTCAGCCGTTTGCACCCAGAAGGTATAAGTTTCGTTTGAGCAGGCAAGCTGCTCAACTCAGCTTTATCCCACCGGGTATAGACTGCGGTCCTGCATCAGCATTAAAAATGCCGCGCTCGGCTCCGCTTGGGCAACCTTGCCGATTTTCAGCACGTCCCGGCGAACCGTGCCGTGATGGATGTAATTGCCCGCAGCGCCACCCGTGGTGTCGATCAAATCATCAAGCACCCCATTGATGGCGGTGGTGTAGTCTGCCAGCACTTCGGTCAAGTTGACCACGTTGGCGTTAAAATCCAACGCCAACGCCCCGGTCCGGTAGTTGACCGTGCCGGTGCCGCCCGCGGATCCGGTGAGGCGGCCATGGCCGTCATCGCTGAAAGTCTCGACCCCGTCGCTGACCGCGACCGTGCCGGGCTCCACCGGTAGACCGCTCGCAAGAACGGCTGCGTAGACCTGGGTGGCCCCGTCGCCGGTGGCGATCACTTCGTCCGCCACCACCGCCAGGGGGTTAAGCGCTCCGTCCGCCGCCCGGGTGAGCAGCAGCCCCACCGGATATTCCCC